AGTCAGCTTGTTTCTATTTATTTTCCCGCGTGGTTTATGGGGAGGTTCCCCAATAAAAAGATCCTGATGGTGTCGCATACCACCGATCTAGCCGTCGATTTTGGCCGGAAAGTCAGGAATATTATTGACGATGTGCGTTATAAGCAGGTGTTCCCCAACGTGTCGCTTGCCGTGGATTCTAAAAGTGCAGGTCGATGGAACACGAATATGGGTGGGGAGTATTTTGCTTGCGGTGTTGGCTCGGCGCTGGCTGGTCGTGGTGCAGACTTGTTATTAGTTGATGACCCACACAACGAGCAAGATATTATCAATGGCAACTTCGATGTCTTTGAGAAAGCATATGAATGGTTCACGTATGGTGCGCGAACCCGCTTGATGCCCGGAGGACGTGTCGCAATTGTTCAAACCCGTTGGCATCAGGATGACTTAACGGGGCGCGTGACCCGTGACATGGGTATGAATGAAGGTGCAGATAGCTACGAGGTGGTGGAGTTTCCGGCTATCTTTAATGCAGGGTCGGCCAATGAAAAGGCGTTATGGCCCGAGTTTTTTGATATAGCTGCGCTGCACCGCACAAAAGCATCCATGCCGGTGTTCCAATGGAACGCGCAATACCAGCAAAACCCGACGGCAGAAGAAGCCTCTGTTATTAAACGGGACTGGTGGAATATCTGGGAAAAAGAAGACCCGCCCAAATGTGAGTACGTCATCATGACGCTGGACGCGGCGGCTGAAACCCATAATCGTGCTGACTTTACGGCGCTGACGGTATGGGGGGTGTTTATGAACGATGACCCGGATACGGAAGCGCCAAACACCCACAATATTATTTTATTAAATGCGATCAAGAAACGCGTGGAGTTCCCCGAGTTAAAAGAACTTGCCATGGAGCAGTGGCAGGAGTGGGAGCCTGATGCGTTTATCGTGGAAAAGAAAGTTTCAGGGACTGCGTTATATCAAGAGTTGCGAAGGACAGGCATACCCGTCAATGAATACACCCCCCACCGAGGTAGCGGCGATAAGCTGGCGAGATTAAACTCCGTGGCGGATATCGTGAAGTCAGGTTTATGTTGGATTCCACAAACACGCTGGGGCGAGGAAGTCATCGAGGAAATTGCAGGTTTTCCGTTTATGGCCCACGATGACTTGGTGGATACAACCACAATGGCTTTAATGCGGTTCCGTCAAGGCGGGTTTATTCGGTTGCCTAGCGATGAACCTGATGAGATTCAATACTTCAAGCGCCGTAAGGGTGGCTATTATTAAGGAACGACAATGACTACCAGTGGAATATTTAAAGGACTTTATGCCGCGCCGCAAGGACTTGAAGCCGATGACGAGCAAGGCATTGAGATTGATATTGTCAACCCGGACATCGTGACGCTAGATGACGGAAGTGTGGAGATCACACTCATGCCCGAGGATGAAGAGTCTGAAGGTGGGTTTGACGAAAACCTTGCCGATGTTCTCGATGAAGGTGCAGTGCAGGAGATTGCAAACGAACTGCTTGGGCTTATCGATGCCGACATCACTTCCCGTAAAGAATGGGCAGACACGTTTGTCAAAGGTCTGGAAGTACTAGGGTTCAGGTACGAAGAGCGCACTGAGCCGTGGGACGATGCTTGCGGGGTGTATTCAACCGTCCTAGCTGAAGCAGCCATCCGCTTTCAAGCGGAAACCATGAGTGAAACATTCCCAGCGTCTGGCCCCGTAAAGACTAAGATCTTAGGGAAGATCACTAAAGAAAAGGAAGAAGCCGCCCAGCGTGTCAAAGAAGACATGAATTATCAGTTGACCGAGCGGATGGTGGAGTATCGGTCAGAACATGAGCGGATGCTCTACAGCCTTGGGTTGGCAGGGTCTGCATTTAAGAAGGTGTACTACGACCCGAGATTCGGGCGGCAGGTGTCTATTTATATACCTGCGGAAGATGTGATTGTGCCTTATGGTGCGTCGCACATCGAGACTGCCGAGCGGGTTACGCACGTGATGCGTAAGACCAAGGTTGAAGTTGAACAGTTAATGGCAAACGGGTTTTACCGAGAGTTAGACCTTGGAGAGCCGCAGTCATTCCACACCGACATCGAGAAAAAGAAAGCCGAAGAGGGTGGGTACACCCTGACTAACGATGACCGCTATACCCTGATGGAAGTGCACGTCACGATGACCATCGACGGCGTGGACGACGAAGAATCAGACCTTGCTAAGCCGTATGTCGTTACCATAGAGAAAGGCACCGGGGAGGTGCTGGCGATACGTAGGAATTGGAACCCTGATGACGAGTTAATGCTCAAGCGGGACCACTTTGTACACTATATATACATCCCCGGCTTTGGGTTCTATGGACTTGGACTCATCCACATTATCGGGGGCTACGCCCGTGCGGGTACGTCACTTATCCGTCAGCTTGTGGATGCAGGGACACTTGCTAACCTGCCGGGGGGTCTGAAGTCCCGAGGGTTGCGGATAAAGGGTGACGACACGCCGATTGCTCCGGGTGAGTGGCGGGATGTGGACGTGCCGGGGAATGCGATCAAGGACAACATCCTGCCGCTGCCTTATAAAGAACCGAGCGCTACGCTACTATCTTTGTTGCAGCGCATCACGGATGAAGGTCGCCGGTTGGGGGCGATCAGTGACATGAACATCAGTGACATGTCAGCACAAGCTCCGGTAGGTACCACATTAGCTCTCTTGGAACGCACACTCAAGCCGATGGCCGCAGTACAGGCACGGGTGCACTTTGCGATGAAGCAGGAGTTCAAACTCCTGAAAGCGATCATTGCCGATTATGCGCCAGAAGACTATGACTACGAGCCGGATACAGGGATTGTCAAAGCCAGACGTTCGGACTACGCAACCGTAGAAGTTATACCCGTCAGCGATCCGAATGCAACGACGATGGCGCAGCGGGTGGTGCAGTACCAAGCAGCATTCCAGATGGCACAAGGTGCTCCGCAGATCTACGACCTGCCGTATTTGCATCGTCAAATGCTGGAGGTGTTGGGAGTCAAGAATGCAGACAAGATTGTTCCGACCAGTGAAGATCAGAAGCCGCGTGATCCGGTATCTGAAAACATGTCGGTACTTATTGGTAAACCTGTTAAGGCGTTTATCTACCAAGACCACGACGCACACATTGCGACACATACTGCGTTTATGCAAGATCCGATGATTGCTCAGTCAATCGGACAGAACCCCATGGGGCAGCAGATCATGGGTGCGCTGCAAGCGCATATTGCTGAACATCTTGGGTTTAGTTATCGCAAACAGATTGAAGAACGTCTGGGTGTACCACTACCCCCACCTGATGAGCAGTTACCTGAAGAAATTGAAGTTCAGTTGGCTAGATTGGTTGCGGACGCAGGTAAACAACTTACAGCCGCTCATCAGCAGCAAGCTGCACAACAGCAAGCACAACAGCAAGCACAAGATCCGATGTTCCAGCTTGAACAAGCTAAGTTGCAAACGCAACAGATGGAAGTCCAGCGGAAAGCTAAGAAAGATCAGACTGACGCTCAGATGGATGCTGCCAAGCTCAAACTTGAGCAAGAACGCGTACAGATTGAGGCAATGAAAGAAGCCGCAAGGGTAAAATCTCAAGAAGGGCAAGCAAGAGAAAAGCTCCGACTTGATGCGCTAAAGGTGTTGGCGACACCAAAACCCGCCGCTAAACCGCCTACTAAAAAGGAGTAATCCGTGGCGAAAACCGTCTATGACGTGCTTATTAGTAAATTTAAAGAAGACGTAGCTGTTGCTACACAGTTTCTGGGGGACGGCTGCGCGAAAGATCACGCCGAATACCGGGAAATGGTGGGTTTTTTACGAGGTCTTAAGCTCACCATCCAAACCATAGAAGACCTTAAACGCTCCCAAACGAGAGAAGAAGACGATGACTGATAATCAAAACGCCGTGACCGATGAAGAACTTGAGTTGCAATTACCCAAGCCTGTCGGATATCGGTTGCTTATTGCTTTACCTAAGATTGACGAAACCTTTGGCGATACAGGACTTTATAAAGCCGAAAAGACTGTCTATGAAGAAAAACTTCTGACAGTCGTAGGTTTGGTTTTAGATATGGGTGAACAAGCCTATAGAGACCCCGACCGTTATCCATCCGGGCCGTGGTGCAAAGTGGGTGATTATGTGCTGTTTAGGGCTAACACAGGTACCCGATTTAGGGTAAATGGTGTTGAGTATCGATTAATGAACGACGATTCTATCGAAGCAGTCGTTGCCGATCCGCGAGGCGTTTCGCGTGCGTAGGAGTTAATATGGCTTTGCAAAAAGTAGAGTTTTCTTTCCCCGACCCAGATAATCTGGCGGATGGTAAAGACGTAAAAGAAACTGAAAATGGTGGCGTGGAAATCGTTTTAGAGAAGTCTAATAACGATAAATCACAGGCTGAACCCCCCAAAAAACAAGCTAAATCTGATCCAGAAGTCGAAATAGAAGTCGTCGATGATCGTGCTGAAGACGATAAAAATCGACGTGAGATGCGTGATAAACCCATGGATATCACGGATCAAGAGCTTGAAAGCTATTCAGAAAAGGTGCGTAAGCGGCTTCAGCATTTTTCCAAGGGGTATCACGAACAGCGGCGTACAGCAGAACAAGCTGCAAAAGATCGAGAAGAAGCTTTGCGTTATGCCCAGCAAATTGCTGAGGAAAATAAAAAGCTAAAAGATACTGTTACTAAAAACCAAGAAATTCTTCTTGAACAAGCGAAAAAACAAGCGGACGCTGATCTTCTTGTCGCTAAAAGCAAATTTAAACGGGCTTATGACGCTGGTGATTCAAAAGCATTAGCTGATGCCCAAGAAGAAGTTGCAAAAGCGACACTAAAAGTTGAGCGTGTTAATGATTTTAAGCTGCCGACTTTACAAGACACAGAAAATAATGTACAACAACAAATAACCGCCCCAACACCATCGGTTGACCCCCGAGCTGCTGAATGGCAAAGCCAAAATAAGTGGTTCGGTGAAGATGATGAAATGACTAGCTTTGCGTTGGGGTTGCACCAAAAACTAGTCAAACAAGGCGTCAATCCTCGGAGTGACGACTACTACGACACGATCAACCGTCGTATGCGCCAAGTGTTCCCAGAAGCATTTACTCGTGAAGTAGACGAAGATGATGACCGTCCTAAGAGGACGAACGTCGTTGCCCCGGCTACTCGCAGCGTTGCGCCTAAAAAAATCACGCTGACACGTACGCAGGTTGCGCTAGCTAAACGGCTAGGAGTGCCACTGGAAGAATACGCAAAACAAGTCGCTATTGAGTTAAGGAAACAAAATGGCTGAGAATAGATTAACCCGTGAATCTGAAACCCGTGAAAAAACGGCCCGTAAGCGTAGCTGGGTTCGCCCGGAGACGTTACCTTCCCCGAAACCGGAAGAGGGTTATGACTTTCATTGGGTACGAGTAAGCACTCGCGGCGAAGTCGATGCCATGAATGTGTCCTCAAAACTACGCGAAGGCTGGGAGCCTGTAAAAGCTTCAGACCATCCCGAGATCTTTGTTGCTGGAGTCGAGAATGAACGATTCAAAGACAACGTTTTGATCGGTGGGTTGTTGCTTTGCAAAACACCCAAGGAGTTCGTC